GGATTAAATTAGCAGGGCTGTCTTCATTAGGATAAAAAACACCCCAAGTGGTTATAGCTGTAAAGTCTGCTGTTTCTTTTTTTAAATAAGCAGTATCGTAAGATTGTATGACGTGTTGTAAAGGAGGAATGTAAGGTTTTTCCCAAACTTTCCACCATTCCCTCTTAATTAAGGAACCTTCTTCCGCTGTTGGGTTTTGCATCCACTGCGCGTTCCACTTTCCAACACTTAGTGAAGCTTTAACTCCATCGAGTTCATCTTTGTTCCAATACTCGGGCCAAACAGGTTTACCTGAAGGCATAATCGCTGGAAATTCTATTATTTCCCATTTATCAGATTTTAATTCTTTTTGAGATTTTAATAATGCTCCGGTTAAATCTTTCATATTCCATCTTGTCATAACGAGAACAATTGCTCCACCTGGCTGCAGTCTTTGACGAGGTCCTGACGTATACCATTCATAAGCTCGTTCCAACGCTGGCATATTCAACGCATCTTGTTCGGAGTGTGGGTCATCAATAATAAGTAAATCCGCTCCACGGCCCGTGATGGCCGATCCGACACCGGCTGCGTAGTATTCACCGCCCTGAGCTGTCTCCCATTTACCCGCTGCCTGACTATCCTCTCTTAACCGAGTTTTAAAAATTTGTTGGTATTCTGGGGAGTCAATTAAAGTCTTCGCTTTACGCCCGAAGCGGATCGCGAGTTCTGTTGTGTGGGTCGTTTGAATTATTTTGAGATCAGGTTTACGTCCCACCATCCACGCTGGAAGTAAAAAAGAAGCAAACTCAGATTTTGTATGCCTTGGTGGCATATTTATAATTAATCTTTTAATTTTGCCGTTTGCAATGTCATTAAATTTTTCTGCAATTTTTTTGTGATGTTTACCTTCAATAAATTCCGGCCATACGTGTTTTACAAAATCTAAAAACGAATCGTGGACTTTAGTTTGTTTTGTTTTTTCATCTAGCTTCATTGCTAGCTTTAAAAATTCTTTTTGAGCGTCGGGCGGGAGTTTATCTATAATTTCTTGTTTCATAAATTTTTTTGCAGAATTTTTTCAACTCTGTTTTCCTCTCATAATGGTTTTATAGCATATCTGAGTCTAAATCAAAGTCTAAAGGTCAAAACTCTGGGACCCCTTTTAAGCCCGGGAGGGTGGGCCCATAGTTCTCAAGCAAAAAGCCAAAAAAAAATGGACCCCTATTTCTAGGGGTCCATTCTACTTGTTTAGAGTTCTGTGATTAGTCTAGTAAGTTCATATATGCTTTAGGGAAGTTCTTTTGAAACCAAGTCAAACCCTTTTGCATAGTGTCAAAGTCCTCGGACATTTCTGAACCAATGATAGTATCGTATATCGCAACTGCAAAAGCTGGTAGCTTTGCTGATTGCTGGTGGTTCTCATCATTGAACCTATTATGAATAGTCATTTCTTTTTGTGGATTGCTACCAAAGAAACATTGGTCAAATGGTTTAGGTATTGTGATGTCTTTGTTATTATAGTTTATTATCATATTATCCTTTCTATGTATTTAATGTATAATTACTATCATCATATTGCGCGTCTGTCAAATCGCGTTCCTCGTTAGTGATTATATTATAAGAGTAATACTCACTTTCGTTGTTGTCGCGTTGCCAAGTATAACGATACCTCTTGCGCCAAGCATTATTCTCGGTCAATACTATCGGTTGAGTTATTCTGCCAAAGTATTCCAAGGCTCGCTCGCCATAAGTATCAAACCAATCGCCCTGACATTGCATTGAACACGCGTTCCCTTGCAAATAATAAAAACTACTTCTTCTTCTAGTTTGATTTACTTTGTTTCCTTTTGGTCCTCGTTTCCTATCCTTTGTATCGTAAGTATGGCAAAGTGGTCCTTGACAATATTTCATTATGCCGACCTCACTTTCCAACTTTTAGTAGCACATCTATAATTATGTGCGTCTAAATCATAATAAACATAATAAGGCTCGCCTTTTTTGTTTACTCCATATCTGCTTTTTTCGTCGTGCTTTCCAAGTCTAGTTATATGTTTCTTATGTTTCTTTGCATAATAAACTATATAAAAGTTTTTGTTCGTGTTCATAAATTATCCTTTCTTTGTTATGTATGGGATATTATCATACCCCATACATAAGTCAATCTTTAATTTACACTATTTTGTTTTTCATATTCCTTTCTAATAGCGATTTTTTGCTCTCTTGTCATAGTAGTATTTTTCATTCCTTTAATCATACTAGCCAAGTTCTGTGGGTTATAGATTGTCAAGCCAGTAGAATTACATCTGACAAGTTCTGCCTCGTCAATGGTAATGCCAAGTTCATTCATCAACTCAACACCCTCGCTTAAATATCTATAAGCTTTCAAACCAGTTTTCATAGCTGATTTTTGTTTTTCAATACTATCAACCCATTTTTGATGACAAGTAATGACTTGTGCTTTTGCTTGTTTAAACATTTGGAAAAATCCAAATTCTTCTTTAGTACAAGCAATAGTTCTTGAACGACAATGTGATGTTCCAATAATATCTAAATACCATTGACTATCAAAATCTTTAGTCATTCCAACTGCGTTATCATCATCAGAATTATATCTGCTATAACTAGAATATCCTAAAGCTTTGTCATTTGCGTCAATGTGTTTAGTCTTATGTGGATTTTCTTCTTTGCCATTTTGTTGTGCAAATATATCTGGGTTGCACTCTTTCTCTTTGAGTTCTTCCCTTTTATAAGCATAAGCAAATTGTTTTCCACTATCATTGGAATTATGATAACCACGACTACTGCTATCACACTCCCCAAACAAACCAAAGTCAAAATGTTCAGATACATTTCTGTCGCTTTCATCTTCATCTTCGTTCAGTTCATCTTTTGCATAAGAAAAATAAAAGCATTTATCTTTTGCAACAACATCAAGAGGTTGTCCATACTTTTGTTTTAATGTTCTACAAGTTTGAACATCTTCTTCTGGGTATGACCTTTTAACAACTTTTGTTGCAAGTTCAAAAGCTTTTGGATAAAGACTATCCACTTTTTCTCTTGCGTCATTAAAGCTATCACTCTCTTGCGTGATTTCTTTTTCTGCATAATCAACATACCTATTTAAAAACTTATTTCTAAATTCGGTATTCATTCGTATTTTACTCATTTTATATCCTTTCTATTTTAGAGTTATACATATCCCATAAATTAACAGAATACAAATAATTGTCAAATAAAAAGATTAAAAAAAATTAATTTTTTTTAAGGGAGGGTGGGCCCGAAGTTCTCAAGCTTATATAAAAATAGTACTTGTATTATTCCCAGATATCCCTATATTCAATATTCCATTGTCAAGTTAAGTTAAACTACCTCTGGCAAGGATAAGAGCTCGTTCCTGATTTCCGCTCGATAAATTTGAAAATCAGAGGGACAACTTCTGGTTGTGAAGTAAATTAGCGAATCATCTAACCTACCAACAACCAGAACTGATCCCTGATCCTAGCGGTTATACATTATGTTGAGCTAGCTGAAGACTTCTAGGATCTGGGATCAGATAAGGTGGCTAGGACTTTATCGTAGTAGGGCCGACTCTAGCTGGTAGGCCCTGCTGATCCCTGATCCTTGGTATGTGCCAGATAATCTCACTAGTGGAGCCAAGGATCTGGGATCAGATGTTGATCACTGCGGGATATAAACCGCTATAGTACAGGTCGCGATTGATGTACACGATGGCTACAAAGCTAGAATGAGTAGTCCGCCTGCACAGGACAACAACTGATCCCTGGTCCATATTATTAGTTGCCAGTAGCAGATCTCAATGTGGTTGCGAAGAGTATGGACCTGGGATCAGTGAGCGTCGCGCGATAAAGTAAAATGCGTCGCTGGTCAAATTATCCTTTGAACCTTAGTCCGCGAGCACAAGCTCGCGGGTGGGGGTGGGAGGGTGGGCCCGAAGGGCTCAAGCAGAGGTTGAAAAAAAATTAAAAAAGAAGTTGACAGGCGCGTACAGTCTGATAGTATGGGATTTTATAACAAAGAAAGGATAATATGAAAAAAACAATTAAAAAAGAATATTTACCCGGAGGCGCGAAGCGCCAGGAACTGTTGGAATCTATTCCAGATTATTTAAGAGCGCCGGGCCTTCAGGCAAACAAACATTTATTTTGTCTTGAGATCCTGAAGCTTACCGAGACTGAATACCTGGAAGCTCTAAACAAAGCAACCAATGGAGGACTCGTTGAAGCGGCGTGGAATTAATAAAAATAATTTGCTACCGTGGTTCCTGGAGGACCACGGCCAGCTCCCGGCCGCGTACCTGGCCAGCTGTAACAAATTTTTTGATGGGCTCAGGCGCGCAAGCAAAAAAAAAGTTGACAAGCAGGGCGCAAGCTGTAGTATAGGAATTTATAAGAAAGGATAAAATGAAAATTAAAGAAGCAAATAAAATTATTATATCATTATCACAGCCAGAAAAAATGCCTGGTTATGCTTATGGCCTCCCGGCGTGGGAGTGTAAAACAGGCCAGAAGCTGGCGAAGGTTTCAGGCAGCGTCTGCGCTGGCTGTTATGCAATGAAAGGAAATTATACAAGATTTCCCGCGATACGCGAATCGCAATATAAAAGACTCGCGGCGCTCAAGCACCCTTTATGGGTCCGGGCTATGGCAGCGAAGATTAACAGCGAAGCGGTGAGTAAGCATAAATTTTTTAGATGGCACGACGCCGGCGACGTCCAAGACCTGAAGCACTTAGCAAAAATTTTTGAAGTTTGCAGGAGGACTCCGGACATTAAGCACTGGATGCCAACGCGCGAAGCGTGGACCAAGAAATGGATCGAGCGCGCGCCTTCAAATTTGGTTATAAGATTCTCAGGCACAATGATTGATCAAGCGCCGGTGAAGAGCTGGCCGCATACGTCGACTGTGTCAACCACGCCAGGAAGCAGGACCTGTCCCGCACCGGATCAGGGCGGCCAGTGTGGCAGCTGTAGAAATTGCTGGAATAAAGATATTAAAAATATACAATATGGCAAACACTAAACAAAAAGAAATCTTGAAAAAAATTAGAGCTCTACCGCTGCGCAAGTACGGGAGCGCCAAGCATAAAAAATTAATAAAAGAATATATTAAATATGACTCATACTTTCCACCATCCAAAGTATTATAAAAATTTGCGCAAGCTATATAGATCGCGCAATAGGGACCAGGCTATTAGCCCACAGGCTGCGACGGCGGCAGAAGGGCGTACGCCTGGGACCGGCCTTACCACTTTAAAAAAATTAGTTGACAAGCTCAACAAAGATAACGAGCCACCAAGCGGGTGGCAAGCAAGCGACCAGGTAGGGGGGCGGGTGGGCCCGAAGGGCTCAAGCTTACAAGCCGGGGAGCGAGCAAGCGCTCAGGCGTCAAGCGGTGCGCGAATCAACAAGCGTTGAATATGATCCCAATCATTGATGGCCACAGGCCGCGAGCCTGGATAGTCTGCAAGCAGATCGGGGAGCGCGGAGCTCTCATAAAGTTTTATGGAGCCAAGACCGACGTCTTGGGCTATGATGAAATTCCGTTTGGGACGAGTTAAGTGAAACAGTTTTTGGTGTGGACTAAAGTGCAATTTCTTCCCTCTTGTGACCTTCATCTCTAACATAAAAAAACCACAGTTTTCGTGGTATCCCAACAAATCTGGTACACCAAATGATGACCAAGATTCCAGTCTAGTCCACTGAATTGTGGGCGTGTTTTTCTTGATTAACTTCCAAAGTTTTGACTCTGGTTTCATCGTACTCCAGTTTTATAAATTGTCTGAGAACTGTGGTATATGGATTGAAATCCAAATCCTTGGCACAGCCCGACAGCAGTATTATTATTAAGATAAATCTCACGATTGACTTGTACAGATTTGTACGATAGAAGTCAAGAATGACAAGAACCCCCATATTAACAGATAGACAAAAGAAATTTGCAGAATTATTGGTTTATAATGAAGGTAAAATGAGCCCAGCAGAAGCTGCGTTTGAGGCTGGATATAAGACAAGACCAAGACAATCAGCATCTGAATTAAAGAATCCCAAAGTATATCCTTTGGTTGCCAAATATGTGGGAGAGTTGAGGTCCGAAGTTCAAGAGAAGTATGGTATTAATTTTGCAAAACATATTACAGAATTAGCTAAGATTAGAAATGAAGCTTTAAAGAAGGGAGCGTGGTCTGCAGCAGTCAATGCTGAAGTTGCACGTGGAAAAGCAGGCGGACTCTACGTAGATCAAAAATTAATTATGACAGGTAATGTCGATAATTTATCTGCCGATGAAATTAAAGAGAAGCTACGTAAAATCCTAGATGATAATAAAGAATTGATTAATATTACGCCTGATGAAATAGAATTAGATAAGCTAGAATTAGAACCAAAGTCAACCCTTGATAGTGATTCAAAAGCCCAATAAATCTACTCCACATTTTTCGAGGGAACTTTCTTACTAGTGCCCATTTGTTTATAACTGGTGTTCGCATTTCGCCCATATATAACTCCTTGTGGATTAGGTCCCTTTACTGGAGGGATTGCCTTCCATTTTACATTAGGCATATTCTTGGTCAAGGTTTTATTTTTCATTTATTTTTTCCATTTTGATTATACATCCTTTAGGGAATACATTTCTATCGGAAAATAACTCATCACCATCTTCATAAGAAGCAAAAGTCCAAATATATTTTTTACCTTTTTCAAATAAGTATGCGTGTGTTATCATTGTTGAAGGAACTAGACCTAATGAATCCTGGGCTGTTGCGTGGCCTGAATCACCCGTTGGATCAATCCAAGTAATTTTATAATAATAATATCTTTTCTTTTTAATGACTACAGATTTGTATTTAGACTTCTTCCTAGATTTTGACATATTCATCTTATACTATAGGTGAGATTTTAGGCAATTTTTTTTCTTAAAAAAACAAAAAGGGTCGCGCGCGCCGAGTACACAAACAGAAAACCTAATGAAATCAATGCTTATTTGACTGTGCCAGAGCAAAAATAGCCTCTTGCTTAAATAAGCTAGCAATACCAACAACCTGTGCCACCTGTGCCACCGTAAAAATTTCCCGTGGCACAGCTATTAGTCAATAATACCAACACTAATAGTCGATTTTAGGGGGTGTGCCACCTGTGCCAGAGGTTTTTTCTTATCACTGAAAAAAAAAATTGCTCCAGAATTCCCCTATACCGTGGCACAGCTCAAAAAACCGCGTAAAACTAAAGTTTCTTTACAAATGTACCGTTTTTAATGATTTTTTTGACGCCGGTGCCCTGAATCTCTATGTCTGCATAGGGCCTCCACGCCTGTCTCATTAGATTAAGCTCTAGGATAAGCCCAGACCACTGTTTGGGACTGATTTTCTTACCTATTACTGTTACTTTTCTTGTCATAATTTTTATGGGGCTTCCACTCTCGCTTTCACCCCACTCCCGACGGAATTCATTAACTCTGTTTGAAAGTAGGAGACATAAATCTCTTTAAAGACTCCGCCTTTAATACTATTCTACAAGGCTCCGGAGAATTTACTAACTTACTTTCCTGTAATTCTATTTTTCTAATCTCTTCTAATCTCCCATCCATTGTTTCTATATAGATTGGACAATCAGATATAATTGTACCTTTTTCATTTCTAGTAAACTTACCTAATACTTGTTGGAAATCCCTTACTCTCATTTAAAATCCATTCCTATCTGCTATTTCTTGTAGCTCTTGTTCTCGTGTTATTTTTTTTGAGACAATTTTAATTAATTCATACCATTTCTTTCTCCAGATCGCCTGCATTTCTCCTGACGTTTTATTGTACATTTTAGCTATGTTATCCAGTCTTCTTTGATCTTGTTTGATAATACTCATCTACCCTCCTTAAAAAGTTATGTTTATATTTTTGAAACTCTAAGCCTTCAACCACAAACTCCTGATAGAAGTTGTCTTTACTGCACATCATAATAACTCCTTTATCTATTTTAGTTTTATAAATAAAATTATGAGCCATTGCATAAGCTGCCAACTGAAGACAATAGTCATCAATCCACTCTCTTTTCTTTGGTTTGTTTGTTTGCTTGAAGTCTATAATGGCATCCTTTCCTTTGTGGATACCTACTAAATCTGTTTGGCCGGCGTAGAGGCCAGGATAGTGTAAGGTACATTCAGTTCCATAATATTCTGTAATATTACAAAGACCCTGTTCAATAACTCTGATCGCCATATTGTGGGCGGCCTTACCAACGTTAGTTAAATCTAAATAGCCAGACTCATCAATATATTTTTCTAATATTTTGTGCATAGCTGTACCTCTCGCCGCTGCTTCATCCACGATCCGCGTTGCTTCAGTCTCTCCCTTCGACTCCCTCCACTTTGCTAACGCTGCGGTCTTCTCAGGTGACTCGGTCGCTGATAATATAGTTGTAACACTCGGTAATTTTTCATTCCCCATCACGTAATGACGCTTACCCTCTATCGCTTCGCGCACCGTTTTGGGATATCGGTAACAATTATTCTTTTTCATATTTCCCCTTAAATAAATCAGCTAACTCTCTTTTATGAACCAAGTTATCATACTGTCGATCTTCTTCCGCTCGCGCGAGAGCCGCCTTCAATTCTTCTATTTCTTTTTTTAGTTTTTCAATTTGTAAAGTTAAATCTTCTTCTCCACGATCCTCTCTCGGTCTACAATCCATCTCGGTCCACCATTTATTATTTTCCATTTTTCTCCTTATATTCCAGGCTCACAAAACTTTCTTCTAAATTAATAACAGAGCCTTCTTTATTTTTTTTAAAAATTTCATTCCAATTTTTTCTATACTTATCGTTGGAAACCCTTGATTTTCCATCGAATTTTCGACCTAAAGGTCTGAGTTTACTTTTCATTTTTACTCCTAAGTCCATCGCCGTAACGACCTTTAAAACCCATTGAGCCGTGATGAATCATTGTCGATTCGATGTTAGCATATAATTTAAATTTATTCTCGGTTGCTAGATTACAAAACGCAATGTCATCCCCGGTCCACTTACCATCTTTAAAGACACAATCCCAAAAAGA